TTTAAAGTCTTTTTTTAGCTTAGCTAATTTTTCTTCATTATCTTTGATATCTTTTTCAAGATCTTTAATATGGTCTCTATCATCACGGATAGCACCTTCCATACGCTTTTGTTCTTCGCTGTTTCCTCTTTTAGAATCATCGGCTTCCTCTAACATAGCAGATTTGATAATTTCTTTAAGTTCAGATTTTTTCATTTTATTCTATTTTTAAAAAATATTGTTGTTCTAGTATAAATATATAGTAAGTAATGTTATGCGATGAAGGATTTTAGTACTGGGTATGCAGTTACTATGGCTTCATCACCTTTTGCAATTCCTTTTAATGAAGCTATAGCTGCTTTGAACCAACTAGCATTACTTAAACTACTTACAGCTTCAGCTCCATAATTTGCAGCCATGCTTATAATTATAAGAGCATAAATTCCTTTAGTAGTTGCTTCTAACTTTGTCTCATCTTTAATAAAGAATTTTAAGATACGTTTAATTGGTTTTTGAAATGCTATCTCATTATCATGAGCCCATTTATTAACCTTATCTGAAAAATCTTCACCTTTTTTCCAATTGAATTTTTTAGCTAATTTTTTAGACATTTTAGAAATAAATCCTATAAGAGCATTACCTGTTAAAACAGCTGTAATTATAGATGTTACAACTGCCTCATCTAATTGTTTTTTGCCATCTTGTTTAGATTTTAATTCTTTACCTAATGTAGCCGCTATACCATTAGCAGCAGCCATTAATTCAGCATCGAATGATTTTTCTTCAGGACTATTATCTCCATCTACATCTTCTTTTAATGACGGGTTGTTTTTTTTATAAAGCTCTACCATTTCCTTTCGAACTTTAGTTGATTTTGAATAAAATTGCTCGTATGACATTCCGAAATAACTTGCAACTTTTATAAAGTCAATCCCTTCATTTAAGGGTTCACTAAGTTCAATTTCACTTAATTTGTTTATCTTTTTACCTGCTTTAACTGCTGATTTATATGCTTTTGATCCTTTAGAAGACATTTTTTCACCACTTGCTCTTTTAGCACGAATGTTATCCCACAAACCTGGTTTTCCTTCTTCATCTATAGAAAATGTTAATTCTTTTCCTAGTTCATCACTATATTCTTTTTTTAGTGCTGATATGTAATTTCTAAATAAAGTAAAATTTTGATTTAGTGTAGCTCTCGTATTAATTACACCTTTAGTAGCCCTTAAAATATCTACAAATCTATTATCTAAATCATCTAAAAAATCTCCAAAAGTTATGTTTTTATCATTACCTTCATTTATAGCTTTAACATCACCACTTGTAGTTAAAACCATTGATGCCTTTGTTTTACCGGTACCTTTATCGTATGATACAGATACAAAATCTCTACCATTATATTCTTTAGTAGCTGTCACTATAGCTGGGTGTCCTAAATAGGTTACTTTATCACCCTTTTTAAATGTATTTTCTTCTAAAGGTTTAGAAAAGAATTCTTGTATTTGTTTTAAGTCTTTCATTTTAATCTTTATTTTCGATTTCACTCATGCCTAATCGAGCATTTAACACTTCCATAAATGGGGCAAAATTATGTGTACCATATTCATCAATAAGAACAGCAGCTACAGCTTCAGCAAAGTCTGTATGAGACATTGAATCATCAATTTGAATCATAGCAGCATTTATAGCATCAGTTAGTGATTGTGATTTAGTACTACCTAAACCAGCTTCGGTTAAGTATTGGTTTTTAAACCATGTAGATATGTTAAATTCAGACATTGTATGTTTTAATTATAAATATGTAAGATATATTATTTCTTTAATTTTTCAAGATATTCAATAGTGTTATTTAAATTTTCTAATACTCTCTTTTTATCAAGACCACCATCCCACTTCTCAACATCCCCTTGTTCGGTAATAAATGAATTGTTTGATTCTGTTAGTTTAGATTCAACATAATCCTTAAAATTAACAATAAATCCTTCTATTTCAGAATTAATGATGTTTTTTTCATATTCCTCAAACAAACCAGCCTTACGTAGTTTAAATTCAAAATCTAAAACACAATTAAAACATTTTTTATGGATGTTATAATAATCTTTATCAAACTTTTCATCCATTAAATTTTTGCAAGTGGGGCAAAATAGAGGCATAACGTGTGATTTTTTAGCATTATCCAGTTTGGTGATATTTTGTTTAATACCCTCTTTAATAGTCCATTTTCTACCATCAACTTCCCAAACATCTCCCTCTTTGTGAAATTCTTCTACTTTAGTATAACCTACTCCTTCCCCAACTTTATCACCATATTTACCTTGTACTAAGTTGCGGAGACGTTGAACATCTCTCTGTTGGAAATCTTTTTTTAAAACATTATCTGACATTATATTTTATTTAATTCTGATATTATATATTGGATGTTTGTAGTAGATAACCTTCCATCTAAATACCACTGGTGGATTTGGGTTACCATATCTTGAACATCGATTGGTTGAGGTGGTTTTGGAGTTATTTTACGTGAATTTTCACTTCTAACTCGAGGTGAACCACCTTTATATCCTCCGTTTATTGAATTTATTTCACTCATAATCCTAACTCTTTTAATTGTCTAATTGTATCTGAAGCTGAGATGTGGAGTATTCCAATACCACCACTTGCCCTCCATTGATCTATATTTGATGGTCTATCATCAATTAAGATTCTATCTTTTTGAGCATAGTTTTGTTTATCTTTAGATTGTGCTAATATTAATTTAGTTCCAGGTATGTTATTTTTAACCCATAATCTTTTACCTAACCTTGAGGTACTTGATCTAGAGGGAGATGATAATAGAGTTGGTTTGTATTTTTTGATATAATCCCAGTATATTTTACCATCAGACATCCAAGGCATTCCTGCCCAATATCCAACACCTCTTTCATCAATTAATTTCCAAAACCCATCTTTACCAAAGTTTTTTTCGTATTCAGAAGGTAATATACCATCAGATGCTTTCATAAAGGAAGCATCAAAATCAGTAAGCACACCGTCCATATCACTATAAATTTCGTAGTCCATATCTTTATCTTGTTCGAATAGTGGTAAAGATAATGACTTTCCCCTGCTTCTCCAAATGTCTAATATGACGTTTTTTTCTTCTTGTGTGATTGTTTCTTGATTAACAAATATATCTAAATAATCATCTATAACATCTTTAAAGGGACGTTTTGACTTTTTAGCTTTAAAATACAAACCTTGGAGCATTGCATCTACTTCTTTTTCTAATTTGAAATATTGTGATTTAGGTAGCATTTCAGCATCAATTAAATCTCTTACTAATGTATCATCCTCCATGTATTTACTAGAGCGTTGGTTATAACCCTCTTGAGTTAAATGTTCAAGCTCATGTCTAACAACATCTTTAATATCAAATGATACTTTTTGCCAGTTTGGGTTTTTAGGTATTTTAAATTTAACTGATAATAGTGGAGTTATTTCCTCTCCTTTGTTATCAAACCCAGCATTTGCTCCCCCATCTACTCCATACTCATCATCTGTGATTTCAACTTTACCTACAAAATCAAAAAAGAAATCTTTAGATGGAATATCATGCTCATCATCTGGGTTGTCTACCCTGAATTCAAATGAGCCTTCTTTATCACCTCTATCGTGAATATCTTTAAATGCTTCAAAGGCAATGGATGATAATTTAGTTGTTAGTGTATCATAGCGACCTTCGTTCATAGTTGCTTCTTCTAACCCTGTTGCTAATTCACGAGCGTATTGGTTTAAACCAAATGGGTCTTTACCTAATTTATCATTAAATCCTGATTTATGTTTGTATGGTTTATTTGCTTCATTTAATGGGGTATTATCGTGTCCACATTTATGACATATAAATAAATCATCTCCACCATCTACTATTTTCCAACTCCAATCACAATTATCGCATACGATTTTATCACCTACAATTGCTTCATTTAAGCTATCAGTCCAATTTCTAAATGTCATTGTACCTTTTAAATTAGCTTCTGCTTCAATATCGTTTAGATTATCGTCTTCTTGTGTATTAGTTGTAGTAATTGCACCTAATCTACCCTCTAAATTCTGGATATGGTGTATCATTTCATGTGCAAATGAGCGTACTATATCCTTGGGATGTCTGCCTTCGGTGTATAATGTGATTGATTGGTTGTTCGGGTTATAATACGCGGTTTTACCGAGAAACTCACGTGCATTATCGCTGTCTCCATCAACAAATTCAACTGTAGGTAGGGGTTCAATATTATAGCCCTTATCTAACATATGTTGTGTTAATTGCATTATTTTACCTTTAACATCTATGTCTTTAGAATATGAAGCATTTTCATTTAGCTTTTTATACCCAGACCCAAAAGGTGATGATTTACCATCCTCGGGATTATCTGTTTCTTTAATAGCTGGTTTTACGATGTTATATACCAATTCTTTTTCCTCATCTGATAATTCAGTAGGTAGATATTTAACAAAATCCTCGTATGAAACTTTAGCTGCTTGTCTAGCATTAGTACCACTCATCCCACTATCAGAAGTTGTAGTTACTTTAACTTTCATATTGGGGTATTTTTCTTCAATACCTTTAGTTCTAGATGCAATATCTTCGGCATCATCATCTCTACCTTCTCTACCCCCAATTACAAAATAAACTGTATCTTGTAAGTTATTTTTTCCTAAACGAATAACATCACCAATTGGAGCTTTTGATGGTTGAATATTTACCTTCATTGGGAGGTATGATTGATAAATCTCCCAAATTAAAACTGATTGTGCTTGGTTAATACCATCACGTTCTCCACCCCCAACATAAATTATAAATTCCTCTATTTCTGGGGTGTCTTTAAGTGTTTTCTTAACTACTTCAAAGTGACCTGCGGTAGGTGGTTTAAATCCACCCCCATATGCTGCTATTATTTTACTCATGAATTAAGGAATTTTTCTATTCTCGTTTGAGCTGCTTCTTTTGACATCGTATACTCAATTACATCATATACAAAATCATCACTTAACATAGCTTGGATTTCTTCTTTATCTTGAGTATTTCGCTCATCTGATTTCTTTTGTTGAGCTGGTGTTTTAGGTTTTGTGCCTGTGGGTTCAAAGGGTTTAAGATATTTATCTATGATTTTATCTATATCTTGCATTCTATCATCTAACGTATTAGCTACGGCAACAAAATTAAACCCAAACAAATCAGCATATTCGGGTAAATTTTGAGTTACACTTTTCCAAGTACGCATTACAATTGCAGGTGCTAAACTTCTATCTTCACCACCTGATTTTGTATATCTATCTTGGTTTTGACTTAATGAACGTTCTAAATCAGTATACACATAAAGCATAAATACATCGTATCCTGCTTCCTCTAATTCTGCTTTTAATTTAGCTGTAGTGTTATATGAAGCTGCTGTGCCGTCTAATACAAATGATTCTTTACCTTTAATAGTAGTGGTTATGTCACCTTTAAATTCTTTATTAGCAGCCGCCATTTGTATGGCTTGTTGGCTTCTTTCTTCAGGTGTAGCATTTTTTAAATCTAGAGATACATTGGCTTGTTTAAGCATGTTGATGAATTTATCATCAATATTCATTACTTTCATCCCACCTAAATCTAAACCACGTAAAATATATCCTTTACCAGCACCTGGGGCGCCTGCTAATATAATAGCTTTTGGATTATCTTTATCTTCTCTCAATAAACGTCCTTCAGCTAGGTATTTTTTAAAATCAAAATCGTTCATTTTAGTATTTATTTTATTATAAATATCACAATTTTCTTTTAGCTTGCGTTCTGAATTTAGTGAATGCTGGTGAGTGGTTGGGGTTCTCTAAATCAAATAACTTTTTAACAGTCATGAATATATCAAGATTTTCCTCTTGTGTGCGTTTTGATTCATACATTTCCCACCCTTTACCTTGAATTTTACCTCCTGCAGCTTTACGTTTGTTAGATTTTAACCAAAGCACACCATATCTGTCTGCTTTTTTCTCAAAACATTCTTCATAACATTTAGCATATACTGAAGTTTGTAAATCATAGGTGGTTTGAAGGTGGTTTGATGTTTTAAAATCAATAATCCATAATTCAGTTTTACCATCAATTTCAATCTCACATACCATATCACAGGTACCTGCTACCTTCAATTCATCTGAAAATAAATGTACTTCGGCTTCAATTAATGTTGGGTTATATTCTTCCCAAAAATCAACAAAACGTAGGAACATCTGCCATACTAATGTATCATATTGAGGTTGGCCAAATTTGGATAAGAAATTTAATTCTTTACCATTTAGATAATCTTCAATCATCTCATGTGTTTCAGTACCTTGGGATGCTGCTTTACGTACAATATGCTCAGAGGCATATCCTACTTTTTTAAGCCAATCTTCAAAATATTTACCCTTTGGGTAAGAACCTAAAACATAAGTGATAGATGGATAATGTTCTCCATTACGTTGGTAGTAACGGGAATCTGGCATAGTAATTTGTTTAGCATCCTTTGATACTTCTAAAACGCGTTTATACGGGCTCTTTAATACAATTTTTTTACTCATACTAATTCTAATTTTTTTTCCATTAAATCATATTGGGTTAATGGGATTGTTCTTTGGATAAGGTTAGTGAATTGGGAAAATCCCATCTCGCTTGGATCTTTTCCTTCGAGTTCTACTAAATATACTTCTTTTCCTTCATTTATAAACTGCTCAGCAAAGTATAAAGCCTGTTTTCGGGCATCTAAATCTAAAGCAATATATATCTTTTGGACTGTTGATGTTACTATTTTTTTCATTAGGGTAGATTGGATGTTTTTCCCTAATAGAGGAATTGCATTGCGTTTTATTGCAATAGCATCAAATGGACCTTCACATATAATTAATGGTAAATCCCAGTTTATAAACATCTCAAATGGTATAATATCACGAGATGTTTCGGGGTTACGATATTTAGTATATGCGTCTTTTTCAAATGATCTAGCGGTAAAATAATTCATATTACCAGTAGCATCATAGGATGGAATAACAACCATCTTAGCATATCTACCAGTAGCACAATAACCTATATCATATTTAATTATATCATCTTGTGTAATTTCTCTACTTTTAAGATAAGCTAATGCCTGTCTACCTTCTATGTTTGATGTTGTAATTTTACTAAAAGATTTATATTCTTCTGGGAGTTTTAGGTTTGTAGTTATTGTTTTTGTTTTGTATTCTTTTTCATTTCCTATTAATTTATATAACTCTTCAAAGTTTTCAGGAGTTGTTTTTAATGCTTTAAATAGGGATGTTATACGAGTACCTTTTTTGTTGCAAACCCAACAATGCCATGGATTATAACCTTTTTTATTTTCTGAAAAATTAATTTCTAGTTTTGCTTTATGGTGCTTGCAATATGGACATATATGGGCTTGATTTCCCCTTGCTGTCCTTTTACCAGTACCAACTACAGAATTAACTAGATTTACTAATAGTTCATTTACCATGAATAATAATATACGAAAATAAATGTGTTATTCCAAGTCTTTTGTAAAAAACTTTCCTAGGATATTATCATTGAAAAATTCTTTGGGTTTTTCTAAAACTTGATATACCATTTGATATTTTATTTCAAAATATGTAAGTTGTTTTTTTGACATACAAAAATGAAGAATACGACGTTCAAAATTTTCTTTAGGTTCATTCTTAACTAAATTTTTCAATGTTGAGTTAGAACTCCAATATGTTTTCCAATCTGATTCCTTTTGGGTTATCTTAAATATAGAGGGTCTACCTTTTTGACCTTCAAGTAATTTTAATTCCTTTTTACCTAATTTTTGTTTACGAGTAAAAGTTAAAAATTTCTTACCTATATAAGATTTTTTAGTAGGTTTATGAGTTATGATATAGATAAAACCAAACGTGTTTTGGGGAATATCATCAATAGACTCTATTTTTTTTAATTTATATATCCAATCCATTAAACGTCAAAATTTACATTAATTGTTGTGTCTGTATATTGTGAAATTGGAACTGGGAATGATAATTTCCCCACAGCTACAAGTTCAGTATTTTCATTATACAATCCAACTTGAGTTATGTATGGTGTAAAAAAAGATGATGTTACGAATGGGTAATACACAGTATTTGCTCTTCCAGCTATGGATGATGTTAATAGTGATGGGTTTAAAGATGAACCAAATTCATTTTCTAAAATAGTACACTTATATTGTTGCTCATAAATTGTTAAGGAGGAAGAAAATCTAAAATCAGTTTTTAATAATCTTGTTGGGTTTTGATTTATATCTTCTCCTATAGTATGACAACTACTGGTAGTTAATATAACTATACCATGAGAATAAAATATTTGACCTACAACAGTTTTATTGGATCCACTTATAATATTACCATCACCATCATCTTGGAGAAATACCCCATTAACAAACTGAACTGAACCTGTGTATCCAAATTCAAATGTTGTTGGGACTATTTTTTCACCAAATAGTTGGGTTGGGATTGCAAAAACTGTAATGTCTTCTCCACTCCCTGTAGGCCAATATCTTTTTTGTTCTAGACTAGATTGAAGATAATTATCATACCTTGGTGCTTCTATAGGACCAAAGTAAACATCATTCTCACGAGTAGTGCCTGGTAGTACACTAGCTGTTATTCCTTGATCTCCTGTACTTGAAGAAATATAATTAGTATAATACAATTGTTTTACACTATTATAAATAGAATTCAAAGAAGAAGAATATTCAAAACCTGTTTGAACATTTAAGGAGGATGTATAGTCTATATTCTTCCCTTGATAGATATTAATACCTACAGTTGAACCCGTAATTGGGTTACCAGTGTAAGAAAAACCTTTGTCAGCTATAAAAGGAGTTATAGTAACATCCTTTGTTGTAAATTGTTTGAATGCGCTCATTCATTAGAAGTCTAACTTAATCCTTACTAATAATTCCTTAGTAAAGTCTTTAAGTAATGGTCTAGATAGTTTTGCTACGGCTACTAAATCTTGGTTAGTATTGTATAAACCTACAGTTGTGATATATACTTGTGGGTCGTTAATAAATGAATCAAATAAAACAGCTCCAGTTGAGCCTGAAATAAATGATGGGTTAGTTGAGTAGTTAAATTCATCGTTCCTTGCTCTTGCAAAAATAAAGTCTGAAGATAATGTTTCTTGTGAGTTTAATGTCCATCCTGGTGAAGTTGCATCTAAACCTCCTAGATTTAAACTATTATATAATTTAGTAGGATTATTTTGGGTAGAATTTGCTGTTCTGTTTGATACTAAATTAATACCACCAGCTGCAAATGGACTTGCTAAAGCATTACCATTTAATAAAATTAAACCTACATCAGGTAAAAACCAACCATATGATCCAGATGCTAATGTCCACCCCGTGGTATTAACCGTAGTATTAACATTACCTGCTGAACCTGAAACTAGGTTGTAGACTCTACCAGCTTCAGTAAATACAGCTGATCCTCCTAATTTACTATCATCTGTAAGAAATAAATTTTGATTTGCACCACCTGAACCTGATAGATTTAATGTCATTACTCCTGGGAGTAATTCTTGTTTATATCCTGATCTTTCTATAGGAAGTGCATAGAAATGAGATGATGATATATTACCAAATACAAATGAACTTTCTTCATCTCCTAAAATTAATGATCTGTATTGACCATAATTTGTTCTTGTTGGGGATAATTGGGGTACATTTGGATTATATAATAAGCTACCACCACCTGTAGAATCACAATATGCTATTGCAAATTGAACAGATCCTGTAGTTTCAATTCCTGCATATATGTTATAGTAGAATTGACCTGTTGTACTTAATATTTGGGTAGATGAAGTATAATATGATGTTAGTGTTGGGGAATTATTCTCCCATACAGTATTAGATACACTATCTGTACTAATTACTAAATCTCGGGGGTCTAATATTTGAAATGCTCCTGCCATGTTTTATTTATTTACGATGTTCTAGTTATAGTTATTGGTACTTGTAATCTTGCACCTGAGTCTCTACCAGTTATGGTTAAGGTGCCAAATAATGCAGTTCTTGTAGTTCCAAATAATGTATTAATTCCAGTTGCGGTTAATGTTAATGAAGTTCCAATTACTGTTTTTGATACATCTGTACCATTAGTAGTGTTTCTTGCTGTTGAGGAAGTTGAAGAATTAATATCTCCCTCTAAACCTGGTGTTTGTGTTTGTATTGATGAATTTGGAACTATAGCACTAAACATTCTAGCATCACTTAATGTAAAGAGATATCCTGATGATTCAACTACTGAATTACCACCAAGATAATTTAACGTATTTGGAGCAACAACATATTGTTCTGTTTGAGCTAATGATGGGTTTGCATTACCAATAGCAAGTGTAGGCATTTTAGCAGTATCTCTAGGAAGAGTTACTAATTTATACTTCATCATTTGTAATGAATCTGGAAATGCTTCTAATAGAGGCATATTTTCTATTGCTTCTCCGTAATATGCAGAACCTGAAGGGTTGGTTGGGTTGTAAAGTGTATAATCAATTTCATCATCTGCCAATGCAAATTGACTAATGTTGAAAGAACCATCTCCTCTTGCCAAAAGTTCTCTTCCTTTGGTAGTTAGAATAGCATCCACTGTTACTATTTGATTGTTTAAGTATCCCATTATTTAATTATTTTAATTATAAATATACGTTATTTTTGTTTTTATTCCAAGTTATCCTTATCCTGGAGCCGAAGTACTTAAATTTGAATCATCTCTGAATGAATTTAAACCTCTTAATTGATTTATTAATGTTAAAGTATTTCTCTTTTGTTGGGGAGTAAAATCATCTGGGATTAAAAATCCACCACCTGATCCTGTGGTTGCACTAATTCCAAATTGTGATGGTGGGCTTTGATAAACAATAACTCTATCATCAGCATTTCCTCTTCTTCTAATTATAAAACCTCCTACTTGTCCACCTGTAATAGGAGACACACCAGCTAAAGCTATAGCTGGGTTAGGAGTAACTATTATTTTATTTTGTAACCATCCATTGGTGTTTGCAATTTCTTTTGGATTAGCTTCACAAAATGGTAGAACATCCTCAAGATTTGGTTGTTGACAATATGAGCCCGTATAGGTATGTCCAAAAGGTAATACTTCACTTAAAGAACCAGTTATACCTGTTACTATAAAAGTTTTTGAAATAAAATTCTCTGCTCGTACTATACCAAAATTAGTAGCATCATTATACGTAGTTACTATCTCATCACCTACTTTAATTATAAATGGAACACCACCATCAGATTCTTTAAATGCTCCTAAGGAGCTTGATTTGAAATTTTCAATGAAAAAATCTGCATCTGGTTTGCCTACACTTTCTTGACGTGAGTATGAGGATGATAGGACTGAAGGTATTCCTGGATTAATTGTTAGTAGAGTCGGATCAATATCAGCTGCACGTAATGTCAGGGATGTCACTGTAGAACTAGCACCAAATGTACCCGCTGGTATTGTTAATACATCACCTACTGCGTATCCTTCTCCTGCAAACCCATCTATAATAAGAGCAACCAAACCATTCACATTAGTTAAAGCATCCATTTTTGCACCAGTTCCAGAACCACCTATCATTGGTATGTTAGGATAAAATCCACTTACAGTATTTGATGGGAGAGATGTAACTGCACCTAGGAAATTGTATGGGGGGAAATTTGGATTGAACGTTAACCTACCCCCAATTGCAGAAGTTGGGATTGATTTACTTACTGCAATATTATAAGAATTTAATACTCCTAACCCAGGACCACTAACCCTTTGGGTAAATTCTAAATTATTTGGGCTGATAGTATATTCACCTCCGGCGGCATTAACTATTACATCTTCACCTCCTAAGTAAAAGCAACTACTCCCTGTAATTAAATAACCTCGATTCCCATCTATTGATCGTGATACTTCTGAACGTATCTTCATTGAAGATGGTATAACACTTCCACTAGAAACCCAACTTGCTGTAGAAAATGACATAGTAGGGGTAAATGATGGAAAGGCATTATCATATGATATATCAGGACCATTTCTCCCACTAGTAGTAGCAACTATAGTATTCATTTCTAAAGCTCCTTGAAATATTCTACTATTTCCAGTTCTTAATTTACCATAATCAATATTATTAAATACTAAAGAATCATAAGCTACTCCTACTTTTCTATTAAGCTCAAATGTACTTCTTACTTCAGTCAAATTGCTACCACCACCATCAACTTTAATAACAGTTGGGATAAGTGGTGAATTATCTCCTTGAATGTTAAATGTTGGTGATAGGATTAATGAGTCAATTTCAAAAGTATAAGTTCCATCAAGATTTAAATTATTATATGAAGATTTAAAACGGGCAAAGTATATTGGGTTTTTATCAATTACTGGGTTATTACCATAACTAATATCACCTACATACTCACGTCCAGGGCCTGATTGGCTAATAGCACTTCCCGATAGAGCATTTAAATATGTAATACTTTGAGAGGGTGGGGTGAAGGTGTTATAATCTGCTGCTTGCAATTTAACTCCCTCATATCTTGGGAGAATAATTGATTTTTGGGTATAAAAACTATCATTAACTTGTGCCTTTTGGGCTGATCCACTTATTATTAATTCTAAGTTTGTAGGGGTTTCCACTCCATTTCCAAATTCTAATTGTTCTACAAATGTATTTAATTCACTTCCTGTAATATTATTAATTAATGGGTAGAAAGGTGATTCAAAAAACCTTGTTATTGATGGGAGTACAGGGCTCCAGTTATAATATAAAGATGGAGTGTCGATTGGGAGAAATTTTCGAGAAATAGGAATAGATCCAGTTAATGGTCTATTATTAATCCCACTATATATCCAATAGGCATTAGTACCATTTAATACATCAAAATTAGGACCTGCTACACCTGGGTTAAATCGTTGGTAGAAATCCGAACCTGGAACAGCATATGCATCTGGGGATTGAGGGGTACCTATAAAATTTAAAGAAACATTCCAATCTGGGTTATTCGCAATTGTATTAGAGTTATCAATTAACTCACCATTATTATTTATACTATCTCTATTAAAAGCACATCCTAGAGGGTAAAATTCACCAGAATCTCCAATTGAACCCGTATATGTCGTTTGGTAAAGTTGGAGACTTGCTGTTGCAGCTGGTAGTAATTGGGCAGTTGTTCCAGTTGTAAATGTACTTTCAAAATCCTGCCTTGCAGTGTTATAATTACCAAGTGTAAGATTAATAAAGAATACATCATTAGTTGTTATAGTGTTACCATTTGGTGATGCCGTGACATCAACAAATTTGGTTGCTGTTACATTTTCTGGGGGAATACCTTCACATTTAATGAGGAGACCTGCGTTTGGGGTGATAACCCCATTATTATCATTTTGATATATTGCATATGTTATACCCCCTGATGCTAGTAATGAACTTATTACTCTACCACTATTAAGTCCGGGGGTGGCAGAATCATCGGCATATGTAAAGTTTTTACCTGCAACATTGCCGAGTTGGAAAGTAAAATAGGGGGCAAGATTATTAAATCCATACTTACTAGCAGCAGTTTCACTAAATTTACTAGCATCGTATGGAAAAGTTAAACCGGATTCTGCTTGGGAGAGGAATCTAGTGATGTCGGTGGAAAATTGTAAATTATTTGGAAGTCCTACAAGATTTGGAAACAAGATTGCTGCGACTTGGTATATCGCAATTCCTGCGGTTGGTTGGAAGAAAGCAATTGCACCATTACCTGGGCTAGACATATTAAAATCATCCAAACTATCAATTGCAAGTTGAAGATTAGTAAATACCTTGGCTCGCATATTTACGCCAAGTGAAATGGGTGTTCCGTTAAAGGTTGATCCAGTAGTTGCAAACAGAGATTGTGTTATTCTAGTAAAATATGATGAATCTGTTCCTGTAAATGTTGAAAATGGGTTATTTAGTAGTGATTGGGATGTAACTACTAAATTACTACCACTATACTCTCCATCATAAAATTCAGTTTGTGTTGAATCTGTAAATGGAACCGATCCACTTATAGTTTCATTAAATCCTGTCCAACTTTGGGTTACATTAAATATATTTTTAACCCCATTAAGTGAGTTTGGAACACCTCCAGCACCACCCTCTATTGAAATTACATCTGAAACACCATCATTACCATAAATACTTCCTGTAATTTCTAAATTTCTAAGTTGTATTGCACTGTTTAAACCTGTTTCATTTGTTAGGATATCATTAAGTGAACCAGTTTCAATTGTACGAGCAATCGTCGTATTTGGTGAAATAGTTACTGCTGGACGCCTGTTGCGCTCTAATAGATTTTGTTTAATTACAACGCCTGTAGTTACGCTTGTACGCGCTGGTACGTATGATTTAATAGCTTTGAATAGTGAATTATCGAAGTATTTAATTAATCTTAAATAATCATAAACATTACCTTCTGTGTATTTTTTAAAGTAATCAATTGCTACCTTTCTTAAATTTGGGTAGTAGTTTAATTTGGAATCAAATGCAAATCTTGGATCTGCAATTGTATCGGAAATAACCCCATATCCAAAAGAAGCAATAATATCATCATTTACTTCATCTTGTGGTGAAAATGCAACTTCTAGATTTGTAACATCTTCAGTATAACTTTGACTTATTAGGTAATTTTGATCTATACTTATTTGTCTCGATAGCACATTGCCATATGCATCTCCATCTTCAACTTGAATTTTATTTGAAATTCTGTTTCTAATCCCAATTGCAGGTTGGTCTAATTGATAAACTTCAGTATTTGTTTTACTATAAGTTCTTAATGTTGAACTTGAATAGTGGATAAATTCATAACTTGAAGTAACTGAATTGTTTGATGGGTTAACAAATGAAGCTGTAATAATTAAATTAGCTGAGCCTGTTATTGCTGGGTGGGAGGATGAAATATTTTCTACATAATACCCATATTGAGATGCTGTATACACATATTCTAATTCATTACCCAAAGGTGCTCTAAAGTTTACAATATCAAATGATGATTCTGAACCTGTAATACTATTACCTTCAATTGATTCAGGATTCATTGTAAAGTCATGGAATACTTCTGTAGGAATATCATTTGAGTAATACCTAAACTCTTGAAATGATCCCGAAAATATTTTACCAAATTCATTTGAAACTCTTGACATTATGTTAGACCCAGATATATAACCCCCAAGATACACACCATCTACATCAGTTACTCCAAATGCATTCCAAGCTTTATTTAGTGATGATGAAATATTCCCTTGCCCATATATTACTTCTCCATAATTACCTACACCATATCCAAAATTGGGAGCGGGATCATCGTATGTAATAGAACCATAATTTCCAATTCCATAAGTATTTTGGTCTTGACCTACATTTATATTTACTGAGCCTGTCCAACCTATAATATTACCATCAGCTCCATTATATTGATTATTGGCTACTTGTAATGTGTAGGTAGTATCTCTTAGATGGTATGAAGATGAAACGTGTTGGTTTCTTTGAAAAGAAACACTCCACCACCCTTTATTAAAAAATGGTAAATAGATATCTTCAGACTGTGCTACACCTCCATCACCACCTGACCCTGATATAAAAAATCTTACTTTTCCATATTCATAATAATCACTATTATTTGAACCAGAATATGAGCCTGAAGGTTGGTTTTCGTAAATTAATTGAATACCCCAATCAAACTTATTGTCATTAATACCATTAGATTTTTTTACGGCTAATGATTGGCTATAATAAGAACCACCAAAACTTGATGATGGGAATCCTGTTGTTTTAAATCTAAAAGCTAAACCATCAGGAACTATATACTCATCTTCTGCTATCCTATTACGCTCTAAGGGCATCCAAGGGATTTTGACTGAAGAGCTTGCTTGGTATGAATTTGCTACTGGTGTATAGGCATAACTAAATCTATTATACCATAAATCATAATCATTACTATTATCCCTATTTTTACCACCAAATTCATTAATTCTAAGAATTGTATTTGGTATCCCCCATATATTAATTAATTGTCTTAACCCAGATATTGTACCTTTCTTTTTAGTAAGGTAAGCCATGTTGTGGTAAAGACGTTTATAAATTTCTTTACTTACCTTATCAATAGCATATGGAAATCCTGGTTCTGTTACAGATTGGACATAATCAGCCCAAGCATAACCATCACTCCAATAGTTAATAATACTACCACTATTTACTGCTATATATTGGGTTATTAATTCACTTCCTGTAGGTGGAACATAACTACCATTATCTTCACCTGTTAAACCTATAAAGTTATCTTGGTTATCATAATTATTACCAAAAGTTTCAAACCCTAAACCTTTAATAGCATCTGCTGCTAAATCTAAAGGTATCCCTTTATCCGGATCATTACTTGTATTATACCTCTCACTTAAAGCTTTAGTATAAAGCCAAATCTCATCAAAAGACTGACCAACCATATTTGAAAAATCAATATATTCACTATTAGTTGAATTTTCTTTTATAAAATCTGGGATGGTATAGTAGAGCCAGTTTTGATTATCTTCATCATATAGAGAAGCAGATAATACATACCCACCATAATATTGTGAACTTTCATTGTCATTACCTAACCATGTTAATACTTCAGTACTTCCAGTTGATAGTAATGGGTAAGGGTAGGATGAGCCTGATTTTGGATAAGCAAATGATGATGAGTTATTATATAAATAACTCTCATACCCATCAAAATTAGTTATAAGATTTGTTACATTAGTTTGTAAACTAGCTAAACTTGATGATATCCCACTAACGTTTGGGTTAGAACCTGTTATACCTGTTAATGTTTCAATATCAGCCTCATATGATTGAATTTGTGATACTTTTTCATAAAAATTATTTATCCTAGCTTTAGCAGAAGAAAAATTAATAAATTCATTAAAAGTATTATATGAGTAGTTAGGGGTAATTGTAACTCCCCGCTGGTTTAAAGTATTTAATAAATTATTTAATGATTCAGATGATGGAGTTGATGTTAAATCATCATAAGATTTTAATGTGGTAGAGTTATTTATTAAATCCTTTAGAGGGATATTAACATTAGGACCTTTAATATAATTAGCTTGTTCAATGAACTCACTAAAATCTTCTTGAAATTCAACTCTATATGCTTGGCTTTCTCCTACTTTTGAAACTACATATAATTCACTCTTTAAGGTAAATTTTGGAGATAAAGGTTCATATAATTTTATATAAACTGTTTCATTTGATATTGTAGCACCCTTTAACCCTTCAGGAAGTGAACCGCTTATTTGTAGATTAGTAGCTATTACAAAATCATTATCAAAGAAACTAACATAAAATTCATCAAAAAAATCATTAGTAGTTATAGAAGAAACTAAGCTATCATATCCTTTTCTAAAATCTGTTAAAGGTATTATATTAGACTTAATTGCTATTTCTGTTCTATCAGATGAAATTTCAGATAGGTAAAATGTATTCTCGGGAGATGAACCTAATTCATAGTTAACAAAATTGTAAGAGGCATATACAACCCCATTCTCAAATCCTTCATTGTAAACATTTAAACCTGGGTTTAAAGTAATTTCATTAGTTGGGACAGTTGTAGAAGATGCTTCAATAACATTTAAACCTGTTACGGGGTCAACATATGAACCCGAGAGTTGCTCTCTATTTGTATCGTTGGTTATTGACCAATCTTCATAAAAATAGTTATTAGATGTTAGTAAATCTTTTTGAGAATCATATATAAAAAATTCAACAAAATTTTCCCCTGGGGTAAATGATGAAGGGATTATTTCATTAGGTATAATACTTTGATCTTGTAACTCAAAACCCTCATTAGATAATGAATTAGGGTCAACTTGAGAAATTGAAGTACTTACAGGAATTATTAAAGGGGATTCAGTTGAGGTTGGAGAAGCATTTAAACCTTGAAAAGTAGTTTCTTCATTTGGGTTTGGTTTACTTAATGTAAAAGTTTCTTCAGCAATACCCCCATACCCTTGAGTAGGCCCTCCTGCTGAACCTGTAATTTGGGGGTTATTTTGGGGTGTTGATTGAAGATTGTTATATGGAGTTGATGGCATATCTATTTATAAATTAATATTTTTTTACCAAGTTGGATTTTATTAAATGTCATTCTATGTTTTTACTTCTTTGATTTTAGCAAATTCAGTTGCTTGATTTGCTAAATCTTGATAAACCTCTAAATTTTCTTCTCTTAAGTCTGCAATTTCTTCTAATAATGCTTGTATTTCTTCTTGATTGGGGTTATAATTAACATATTGTGAGCTTTCTTCAATTAAATATATGTGAGAATTAATTTCACCTTCTTTAGGTATTATATAAAAAAACTTATCATACAATGTCCAAAAATCTTCTAGGGTAGCCAAGTTAATATCAAAGAAAGATGGATCAGGTAAAGGTATTAGTTGTGAGAATGTAGTATCTACAGTTTCATTAAATTTATCTTTATCAAAAACTTGTCTAGAAATTTTTACATTTTTTAAATTTTCCATATTTATCCTTTAGCTACTTTAAACATAATATCTTCATCAAATACTTTTGTTGTACCCCCTATTGAAGTTTTAACTAAAACAGTATAGTATCTTTCTGGTTCTAAGCCATTCATATATAAATCGAAATAACTTGAAGTTGCATCTGAACTAATTCTTGTATATTCACTATCAAAATCAATTACAAATTCATTGGTTTCTGTATCTTTTACAGCATATAATGATTGGGATTCTGGTAGATAGTAGTTAGTTGAATATAAAGATGCTGTTTGGAATACTCTATCAGGATATTTTGGCATAGCCGCAAATCTTAATCTAGGAATGCTTTGTGAATAGTATGTACCAGCATTATTATAAATAGAAATAAAGCTTTCTACTTGGGGTAAAATTGTATTTTTAGAAGAACCTGTATTAAATGTATAATCATTCCATTTAAACTCTAACTGAGGGGGATAAATTGTATGAGTATCTATTGAAAAAAATCTAAATGTTTTTTGATTATTTAAATTATTTACAAATTCATTCTCATCTGTTTGCTTGACAATAAATCCATTATTTTCAAACCCATTGGCAGCATTTAAAGAATAACTATACCAAGTTTCAACTGTTGATTTAACATCTACATTTATATCTTTATTATTAGCATATGTAAATGTTTGAGATTGAGTTACATTTAATGGTAAATTAGAGCCTGTGTACCAATTACCTCCACCTTCTACATCATTTTGCCAAGAGGCTGTTACGTAAGTTGGAAATCCAGTAATAGGCCATAAAGCTGAGCCTGAGTAGTCTAACCAATTCCAACTGGTACCATTAGTTACTAAAGGTGAATCTAAATACCTACCAGTACCCATTCCCCAATTACCATATACTGGGTAGAATAATAGTTGAGTTTCTAAATTTAACCCTGTTACTACAGCATTGAAATTTCTTAAATTTGCAGTCCATTCATCATTTGATGTTTTGGTAGAAATTATATTTGATATTTCACTTGTAGAAAATTTAACTAAATATCTACTAACTTGACCTTTTGAGTTTTTTACATAAGTAGATGCTTCTATAATTTCATCTAACCCTGTATTCATGTTTGGGTATTCTGAATAGAGAGTAGCATCTTGTGTTGGGAATATTTTATAAACTGCCATATTTTAAATTATTATAATGGTACTACTCTACCTTTAATATCTGTATTTGGGTATTTAACTTCAAAAATCATAGGATCTATTGATGGGTATATTACACCATCTATAGTAGCTCCTGGTATATCATATGCGTATTCACTATAACCTAAATCTTCGCCTGTAAGATTATTTACAACTACATTTTTAACGGTTTGTACCCCTTCTACTTTATCTAAAAGAATATATAAATCTCTCATTAAAATGGGTTCATTAAGTTGCCAATTATCTATATTAAATAAATTTGTTAGTGAAGTAATACATTTTGTTATAGTTTCATTATTATTATTGTTGGGTAATACAATTATGTCAAATATTACTTCAATATTGATTATAAATGCATCTTTAATTTTAACAGAATCATTAATCATTCTGTATTCAGCTAAGTATGTTTGAAGATTTCTTTTAATTAATTTTGATGCTGTTTTTAACTGCTTAGTTGAATTGTAAGTTAAAATAAATAAATCTAAAATTGTTGGTAATTCCCCTGGTTGATATTCAGTAATTTTGCAAGGCACAGCATAAGCTTTTGCTATAGTTCCTAAATTTGAGGGCATAGATAATGTTCTGATTAAATAGTCTTCCTTAGTAACTGTACGTAGTTGATTTTGGAAATTACCAACAGCATTTAATCTAAGTTCCTCTATACTATCTCCATCTTGCCCACCATCAGCTGCTAAAACATTATTTGAAGAAACAGAAGCAAATATTTGATTTGCTAGTGCTGTATTTGCTAAATTAGGATTAATAAATTTAAAATTAGTATCATCTAATACTGTTAAAGTTCCAGATTCTACATTTGCACTAACTCCCCCACCTGTTAAATATCTAACTGTTAAAGTTGTGTTGTAGGGAGCAATACCATAAGTGTTTGTAAAGATAAAATTTAAAGGAGAGAATGCAGTTGTTAGTTGATCTCTTTCAAATGGCAGTCCTAAACCTACATTATCTGGGTTTGGTACTATTATTTCATCATTACTTGTAGTTGCACCAGCTCCAAATTGGAGTTCTAAAGATCCAGAACTTATAAATCTAGTAGTAAATCTTCTTTGTACTTGTTTTAATTGAAGTAAATAAGGAGCATCTACTTCTAAGTTATATGTTGGGTCACTGGCATTTGTGTTTCTAATCGTATCATATACGTTTTCCTGCGCCATATTAGGAACTTCATACCACGTATTATCATCCGAATCTTTTGCATCTAATACGCTTATAATATTACTTGCAGCTATATTTCTAGTATCAAATCTTTTTGAAGCTGTAAATGTAAAAGTTGAAGTATTTATGGTTGCTGATATTGCTTTTCTTGTCTTTTTTAAAAGATAATATGTTGGGGTTGTACCTGAAATTTGATATACTGAAGTTGTTGTAGGGTCTAATGAACCTGAGGCTGAAAAATCAATAACATCTTCGATAATAAAATTTTGAGTACCATCTAGATTGGATGTTATTTGAGTATTTTCAGGAATAATCATGGCATAATTAAAATCAGGAACATATACTCCCCCTTCTAACTTTGAAGGTACCTGTTGGTAAAAATCAATATCTACACTTGCAACTGTTGTTACTTTTGGTTTATAGCCTAAAAGATAAGCCATTTGATATAAATTTTCTTGCTGTCGTGCCTTTTGGATAAAGGTTTCCTGAATTTGATTATCTAAATAAAATGATAGAACATCCCCAACATAGGATGCCATTTCCATAAATAACATACCTGTAGAGGTATCTGTAAAATCATTAAATGTGTTTGGGAAGTAGGTTTTTGAGTAGTTTATTAATGAGTTTCTAAACTCATTAAAATCTCTATCTATATACCTTATGTCTCTTTTTAAATTAGCCATTATTGTAGTAATATATTTATTTCATCTGTCACACCAAAATTTTCTATCTGATATGTCAGTGTAAAATTTATAGTGTTTGAATCAGGATCATTATCAAATTGAATTTGTTCTATAATTATTTGTGGGAAGAGAAGAGTAATATCATTTTGAATGCGTGATTGTAAATCCTCAGAAGTTTGATCTACAATATTTTCAAATACTAAACTCCTTAAATCTGCACCAAAGTTAGGGTTAAATACTCTTTCCCCTCTATCAGTTAATAAATAATTAATTAAATTAGATTTTGTTTGTTCTCTAGTAGTATAAGTTGGCACAAAAACAGCAGGCCCATTTAAGGGAAAACCAAACCCAACTGCTTTTCGAGCAACTGAATCAATTGGAAATCTATTTTCTAATATTCTAGCCATTATTTACCCATTATACTCATTATTTGACTCATATCTACCTCACCTGGAGGTAAATCTCCACCTGGTAGTCCTCCTGTTGGGTTAAACTTTGGTGGAACTTGGTTAGTTGTTAAACCACTTTCCATTCCTCCTAAAATATTTGCATATGCCTCTCTTTGTTGAGGGGTGTTTGAAAATGGAGGTTGTTCTGATGTTACCGCTTCTAAAACTTGTGAAGGGGCAGCAGTATTTGTAATCTTAGGAGCACGAACCGCTTCCAAGAGAACTTCTTTTAATTCTTCTTGGATTGCTTCTCTTACTGCCTCTTTAATTAGCTTTTTTAATTCTGATGACTTCATTTCTATTATAAATATTAAATTGTTTGGTTTTTATTATATTATATTTTAATTTTTTTAGTGGTTATGCAATTAAGCAATTTTTTCCCTCCACCTAAATAGAAAATTAAATATGTTGGAGGTTTTGCTATGTTGTGCATTATTTTACCTATATAGTTTTGTTTATCTAATATCCCCATTTCATAACCCATATATTCAGTCCAAGGTTTTATAATACGATATAAATGTTTAGTATTATGGGGATTATTTCTCATATATTTAACTACATACTTAGCCCACATTTGGTACCCAATAATGGCTTTTGGTGTCTTTTTAAACATCATTTCACCATATCTTTCATCAGCATCCCATAACTTCCCATTTAAAAATCCCTGGTTGTGTAATTCATTACATATGATTTTACCTCCAGAATTACTACCAATTCTGTTGTATTTTGTGGAGTTGGGGTTAGTGTTGATGGTTTGAATATCTGGGGTAGTTTCAATGATTTCCAATGCACGAGAAAGAGGGTATAAAGGAGGGGACAAAGGAATAGTTGGAAATATTAATGTTTTAAAGCGAGTGTAGTTATCAGGGTTTGCGTTACGGGGTATTGATATAACCGAGAAATTTTCAACCTTTGTAGAAGTGGTTTCGGTTTTAAAAACCCATTGGGGGGAATTTGAAACTCCAGAAATGCTAACAACTGCTCCTTGGTAAGGACCTTCCCATATATATTTACTAACTTTAATTGTGGTTGTTGCAACCTCCGTTCCTAAAGATTCATTAAAAATTGCTAATTGTTTAAATTGTACTAAATATCCTACTTCGCCTACATAATTTCCAGTTAATCCTCGAATAGTTGGTATTGATTTGTTTGGGACTACAGGAGGAACAATAACTACTGGTACTACGGGAGGTATGATTGGCGGTATTATTATTGGGTTTTCTAAAATATATTGGTCTATTCTAAATTTAATTTCATCAATTAGTATTTGTACTGAATTAGAGTAAGAATAGGCTCCATCTTCTAGATTGGTTATTGTTATGGTTGATGGATCTAAATCTGCCTGCTTACTATCTTGTGTGAGGTTAATAATATCTATAAGCTCATCAGTACCTGTCCCAAAAATTCTTCTTTGAGGGAATGAATAAGTATTATTATTATTAAATTGTATTTCTAATTGAAATCCTTTATAAAGTAGGGGATCATTAGAATTAGGAGATAATCTAGCTAGTAAAGCCTCTTCACCCAACGCATTAACTCCTATATTTTCAAATGCCCCAGCTGTTGAAGCTGCTATTTGAATTTGACCTACTATTTGATTAGTTGCTTCTTGCTCTGTAGAGATTAACCATGAAGGTGGGACTGTTAAGTTAGTAGGTGGAACATTTAAGTTTGAACCTATAAGTGAAGAATAATAATTAGGTTTACCATTACTAATTTTATAAGTTACAACATCTCCCTCTTGATATGTTATATCTTTATTCCATTCTATATTATCTATAAGTTCTACAGCACATTTATCTACTACCTGATTTAAAAGTTGTAGTTTATTTAGAATTGATTGTGCTGATCTTCCAATAGTTTTAGCAGCTGGTGGTACTATTGAAACTGCTCCTTCAGCACTATCAAGAACTTTTCCAAGTGCCATTAACCCAGCAGTGAAAGCATTAATAATACTAACTGGAATACCAACTCCTGGAGGTACTGAAGTTGGTAAAGGGATGATTTTGATTACTGTAACTGCTGTTCCAACTCCTTTTATAATTTTTTTAGTGGTAGTTGCAGTTTTTTCTAAAGTTGCAACTGTACCAATAATCGTAGTTAATGCAGATTGAATTTGGTTTTTCTGTTGGACTATTAATAAAAGTTCAGGTTTTGGGGGGCATGACTCTTTAAACTTTTCTAATAACTCATCTATAGTAATATCAAATTTTGCAGTACTTTTGATTACTTTAGTAATACTTGAAATTATTATTTTTGAAATAGCTACTGACATTATTTAGTTTTACTTACTTTAGATTTATAAGATCCAATTTTATTAAGCATGTTTTGTGCTTTTATTTGGGTATCGGCTGCCGGTGCAGGTATAGCTGCATTAGGTACATAAGGAGCAGGTGAACCTATAGGTGTTGTTAATGCTGTAGATAATTGTATTATAGATAATAAAAGTTTTTGAAAATCTCCTAAAAACTTATCCCCTAATATTACAGACTCATTTGCGTTTTTATCTCCTAAATATATTTCTTTTGAATTAAATACAGATTTAGGTGCATCTACATTTAAACTATTCACAGCATTTAAGTTAATAGTATTATGTGATGTTAGTAAAATTGAATCAGTTTTAGCATTAAATAGTAATCGACCTGAATTTAGTATGATTTGTTCTCCTACAAATTTGTTAGGAGATTCAGGAGCAGATTTATATGATTTATAATCTTTACTTGCTACTTCAATTGGGATTTCTTGAGTAGTTGTTAGATATACACTAGAAGCATCTGTATTAATATCTTCTACTTGAGGAATCCAAGGCTCAGTAGATTCCTCATGTTGTCCATTTTTTATTATAGTAATAGGATCTCCATCTTCACCAATATTTGACCATGGGTTTGGTATTTTAGCCCCATTGAAGGTTGAACCAAATCTAATAGATTGACCCCACCTACCTTGATGTATTAAATCTCCTATATAAGGTTGAAGATTTCTTATACTTAGCTTTTCTTGAAATCCTAACCCTAAATCTATTTCAGTCCCACCATCAGTTACTCTTCTAACTGAACCTATAGAGGTTTGTTCGTAATCTTGAGTTTGACTATTTGGGGAAGAGTTACCATTAATAGGATCAGGAATAGCATTATGGTGTGTACTATTCCATATGTTAATTGGTTGAAAATAGTAGTATATTGTATCATTAACATCAGACTGAATATTACTGTTAGGTAAAGACATAATGTAAATGATTTCATTTTTTAGGGGTATTGAAGAATTAAATGGAAAAAGAGGAATTGCAAAATTAGAAGATGTGAAGTCTGGGTTTGCGTTAGGGGAATTGAGTTTATCAAAAAAAACACAACCTAAAGAACTCCACTCTCCAAAATCCTTAAATACTTGTGGGTATTGTTTATCATCTAATAAAGCATGTCTTACCCTAGCTGCAAAAATACCTCCAGGAGAATTTTCAGAAGATTTTGTTGGGTTTAAAGATGATAAACCCGTTGGAGTTTTAACCATTATTTATCATCTTTTCCTTTTGTTAACTTTGCCATTTCTGCTAAAAGTTGGTCTTTTTCTTCATCTGATATGCCTAATCCTGCTTCTTCTTCAGATCTAGATAATACTCTTTGTATTATAGTAGCCATTTTAATAAGTTGTTCATCATTCTTAACACCAATCTCCATGTATTCCTTAATAAGGGGTACTATAAGAGTTGCATCTCCTATCTCTTGAACTAATGGTTTCAATTCAGAAATAAGAGCTACAACTTGTACATCTCTCTTTTTTTGATTGGTATAAATTTCTTCTAATATATCCGAGAATTTTTTATCACCAAAAACAGTTGAATCTAATTGTCCCATATTTTTAGTTATAAATATATATAAAAATAACTATGTGTTTGGAAAATAACCATGTTCTAGATAAAACAAATATTTTTTCTTAAAAATAGTATATAATTTATTAGCAATTTTAGTTATTTTTGGTGTTTTTACATCTACCATTTCACGAATATAGATGTAAAGTGCTTTTTTATTAAAAACATCAATATTATCTCTCTTCCTAAATAACTCTAATATAGCATCTGCAATAGTAGCATCATTTCCCTTAGGAAAGAATTCATAAATATTATCGGTACAATGTTGGGTGTATAAATCTATAAATAAAGATAAACGATCTTCATGTTTGTAATCTTTAGGAGAAAATCTATCACTATTACTAAATTCTTCTTCTATCACTGTTACATTAATTGCATCTTCAATTCTTTGAGATGTAATAAATCCTGGGTCTGTTGTGTCTAGTTGAGAGTAATGATTTAAATCAGCAATAGAAATATTATTGACTTTATTACCATAGTTTTTCTGGTTGTATACTATTAACCATCTTTTAACAATTGTGCCAAAATAAGAATAAGCCTTTGCTCCATTTTCAGGGTTAAATAAATGGATTTTTGATAGCAAGAAGGTAATTATTTCATGCTGTAGATCTTCTAAATTCTCAACTCCATCTGTATAATAAAATTTAAAGGTATGGATTATATTTTCAGTTAATTTATAAAAAGGCCAATGGATGGATTCAGAATAAATTTTACTTCTCTCATTACTATCTGTAGAGTGGTTATACCTTACAATAGCGTTTTCCGTATCTTTTGAAAAGTATACCCTCTTTTGTTTCTCACTTTTATGCTTTCTAATTATAGAATCCATATGTACATTTTATAGTTTTTTTAAATTAAAATCATTTAAAATATCTTGAATTTGTTTTATCTCTTCAAAAAAGAATCCAACTTCATCGTCACTTTTAAATGTTCCCTTATGATCAACTTGTTTAAGTCTTTTATCGGACATCTCAATTACTTTAGATATTTTATCTAAGTATATAAGATAGTTAACTACAATATCTTCTGCAGTTTCTGTTTTTCTTAAGAGATTAAAGGTGGTATATCCTAGAGATGCCGCCAATATTGCTAGTATTATTATTGCAACTATCATAAGTTATCTAACATATTTTTTAAACCCTCACTTTTAATAGAACCTAATGCTTTATTTTTTACAGCAATAGTTGTTTTTTTACTATCTAATGCAAAGTTTGATTTTGGTTTACTATCCCCACTTTTAAATTTAGGCAACCATTCAATCTCCCATTCTATACGAGCAGCCATCATATCTGCCTGATGTAATATAAATGGAAGTGATGTTCTAGGTTTTTGCTCAACTAAATACCCTTTTAAGTATTTCTCATTTGCTGAGTCATATAAACCATCATGTGTTTGGATTGCTATCATTTCATTAAATGTATACTTAATGTCATGTTCCTGAAGTAGAAATAATCCACGATCTGGGACACCTGCAAATGCTAGCTTTTTATTAAACATATAATCTTCACCTAATTTATCCCTTCTCCATTTGTCTGTTTGGGGGATATAAGATTCATGTTCTGAATCACCCATTTTTCCTAAATCGTGATTTATAGCTGAGAATATTAATTCCTCAGTGGTAAATGTAGCCATATCACAATCAAAACTCTCCCAAACACTTGACATGGATAAAGCACCTCTAACAACACGATTAACATGATCAACATAACCACCCGGAAAGGCAGAATGGTATTCTTTTTTATGAGCAGCAGGCATAAGCGAAATACGCTCTTGATACTTTTCATAAAACTCTATTAATTTCTCTTTACGAGGTGATGAGATGTGAGTATCAATATTACCCATAAACTCTTCCCAATTTTCTTGGATTTGATTTGCTGTTAATTTCATAACTTTAATTTTTTTAAATTTAACCGTTTCTTAGGGGTGATGATTCTCTTTCAATTATAGATTTTAAGTCATCTACAACTTCGGATAGATTATTAATTTCATCTAAAAAATCCTTTTGAGTAGATTGACGTTGCATTAAGTGTTTTAGGGTTTTTATTTTACCCTCAATTTGCATGAACCTTTTGTCCACTAATTCCTTATTTCTCATAATTTGATATTTTTATATTATTACCAATATACACACTATATCCCAATATTCCAACCTATCTCCCTCATTCCCCATATTCCCTTATTCTCCATATTCCTCCATCCCATATACCCTATATCTCATATCCCTTATTTCCCTATTTCCTCTTTTAACCCCTTTATTCCCTTTTAACACCTGTGTTTTTAAGTTAATGGAGGTTTTTCTGGTATCCAAGTTTAAATTGGAAATTCTTGAGATTTTTTTAGAATTGATAGTAGATAAGCACATTTTTCATACTCTTCAATTTCTTCAAAGTATGAAATTCCTAACTTTAAAGATGTATCTAAAAATTCATCTGAGTAGTATTCTATGGCTTCTATATGCTTTACATCTTCAACAATTATATTCTCTATATAACCCCATGCTTTCATATAAACAAAGGATTCACCTGCTTCTCTCATATCCTTTACATCTAATTCTACATCAGCACTTTTGAAGAATTTTAGAATTTTTTTATTAAAGTTAATATGGTTGAGTACAAGTTTTTTGTACATCCCTAACCAATAGATAGGGGAAGTTTTAACATAAGATTCAAAATCTGCTTCCTCACTACTATTAATATTATTACTATCATCCTCACTATCAGGAAATAAATTAAATAAATTTTCTACATCAATCACTATTCTAATATTTTTTTAAAGATTTACCACCTGTGATTCTGTATAAAGCATACAACCACTTTTCATGTGCTTGTTTATGTTTGTGTTTTGGTTGATGTTTAAATTCATCGAGCTTTTTATAAAAATCTTTCTCTAACCCTTTAACCTTTACCTCTTCTAAAACTTCATAAAGCACATCTTCTGAATAACTCATTTTGGTGTAAATTTAATTTGTCCCATTAATATATGTCATAAATACTAATATCCCAAATTATTCTATACTATCTTCACCATTAATTGTATGTGTGATTTGTGCGTGTTTTAACATAAACTTATTGATATCACCACATTCCATGTAAGTATAAATACAATGCATTAAAACGCATTAATATGCGTAGTTTGCGCGGTTTTATGTGTGGTTTATATGTAATTTTATAATGTTAAATATTCAAGGACAAAAATGGGGAAAAGCTAAGCTAATCCCCACTAATCACATTTTTAATTTATTTCTAAACCTTACGTGGTGCTATGTTTTCTAATTTTAACTCACACTTAGTAATTTCAAATTGAAGTGATTCCATTTCATTCTCAACATCAACCATGTTTGGATTTGATGGATGGTATCTCCACATTCTATCTTTAACTTCCTTCAAAAATATTAACTCGTTAATCAATTCTGTTTCTCTATTTTCCTTTAACATAACTTATTTATTTATTTGTGTGTAATGTACGAAATTATTTTTAAACATCCCAATCATTTGATGCTATCTGCATACTAAGAAGGGGTGATGAAGTAGGACATAATTTCATATCCTCTAATGCCGTGTAAATTACCTCCACCAACAAACCTACATTTTCGGCATCATTTATAAGTTGTACGAATTCTAACATCTCAGAAGATTTAGAGTTTTTTAGAAATTTATTTTTTACCTGATTCATATTTTTATTAATTTAATGAGTGTGTGTATTTATTATGGTTAATTTCGTCTAATTCATCGTTAAAATCACCTAACATATCACTTAGTGCTTGATTATAACCACGCATGTATATGCGTTCTTCTTCGGAATATTCTCGGGAAGGCATCAACATTTCTAGTCGATTATCTTCAATAGTTGCTAACAAAGTTTCTTTAAATTTCATATTTCAAATTTTAAAATTCCAACTCCTCACAATCATGCTCACTGTAAACGTTTAAATTTAAATAATCACCTAAGTAACTATCAACATAACTGAAATTATTTTCTTCAGTTTTGTCATAATTAATGATGAACTTATATTCATCTGTGGTAACATGCTCTTTGGTATTTACCAACATTTCAAAATAATTGTACTCTTGTTGAGCTTCGTATAAATCGTAATCTGTCATAACCTTTATTTTTTAATAATTAACTCGGCTTCGCGCCTTATTTACCCCGTAAATATACGAACAATATGTCGAGAAACCACGCAAATGCGCGGAAGTCTTTAAATTACTCTTTTAAATATTGCTTGTTCCTTTGATTTAGCTTCAATAACGATATCAGGCTCTAAACCATAGGTTTGGATTTTTTCATATATTAAATCTGAATGTGCTTGGGGGCGAATTGATTCATCTAAGAATTCTTTTCGTCTACTTTCTGAATAATGACAACATTGAGCTATACCATCAGGCCAAGTAGTAGAAGCTAATTTAAGGGCTTCTTCCTCATTCAAATCCCCAGTATTAAATTTATGGTGGAAGTAATCGAATGTAATTGGAATACCTATTTCTTTGTAAATACCATCAAATAAATCTTTAACAGAATATTCATTTGGACTATCATCATTCTCGATTACTAGCCGGTTTTTAGTGTCAATACGCAATAGACTAAAATTTTCCACAAAACGCGTCAACGTCGATTTTTTATCGCCGTAAGCACCACCTACATGAATATTAATTTTATTGTAATTTGATGGTTCAAACCCAAGCATATTCATTTGTTCGCTATGGCAATCGAGTTCTCGAACAGTCTTTGCAACTACTTTTGGATTTGGTGAAGCTAAACAATTGTAAGGACCTGGATGCATTGTAAGTCGTTGGTTTGCATTGGTAGCAATTTCACCTATTTCTAGCATTAACTCACAAATCTCATCATAATCTTTTAATGATGAAAATTCATACTCATCTTGCCAAGGGAATATTTGGGATGACAATCGAAATAATTTTATTCCGTGTTCATTATTCCACTCAACAATAGTCTTTAAATCTTTGACATTTAATAATGCTAAATCCGAAACATATTCTAAACCTTTAGCTTGAAATGTTTTCTTACGCATTGTGCGATTTGTCATAATACCTTTTGCACTCATAATCGTGTTAATACACGCATAACCTAAATTCATATAACCTTTATTTTTTTATTATTACCCCATGAATATACGAACAATTTATACGATATCCAAATCATATGCTGAAATAGATCTTACTATTTCTTCTGCCCTTTTCCAAAAACCTTTATTACCATCTAATAACTCACACAACTCATCCCACCCTATACACTTTACCATTTTAAGAAAAAACTCATTATCAGTATAGTGGTGTAAAGATTTACCAGTTGTAATAACAAAAT